CTACATAGGTCTTGGCGCTTGTTCCGAAAGCACTTGTTTCGGCGGTATCAACACTTGTTGAAGCGCTAACATCATTAAAATAGGTAGAAAAATCAAACTCGTTAATAAATACATTAACATTTTTACCATGGGCGAATGTAGGCATTATTTCTCCTCAACTGGGCGTTGGTGTGGGGTGCCATCTTGTAAGAATCCATCGCCATCACCATCTGTGGCATCGGCGTCAAAACCATCTGCAACAGCAGGTTCTTCTACAACCTGTGCAACTGGTTCGGCTTTAATTTCTTCTACGACAGACTTTTCGATTTTCTTTGCTGGCTTATCTGTATCTTCAATAATTTCTGAATCTAAAAGCCACTTGACTGATTGTGCTGGAATATCTTCGACAATATCGCCGACCTCAGCGCGTTTATTAGGTGGGTAATCAATACCCTGTAAGACTCTATAACGAGCCATTAAAACCTCCTCCGATACGGCACATGGATAACCCAAGTAACCGTCAGGTCACTCGGACACGGAAGAGACGAAAAACTCGGGCGACTAAGCGCACATTGAGTTTAGTATAGCGTATTAAGTTTTTTACTTTTAGTTAGATATTATCTCTTCTTAAGCGCTCTTCTTGAATCATTCCAAGGGTCAAGAAGTAGCCGATGCCATCTACTGCGGTATCGGGCTTAGATTGATTTACTTCACGGGCTATTTTCATGCCGACCATACAGAGGGCAACTTGCTCGGCAGAAACCTCACAGCCGAGGATTACAGACCATATCTTTGAGGCACGGGTAAAGTTATCAAGCGGATGCCCGTAAGCCTCCTGACGCTCTCCTGAGACCAATTCAGCGGCATATAAGGCAATGTCTCTTGGGTCGTTCATAATACTTGGATGTCCGAGACTCCCTCGCTGGTCACTAGGAATGTCAGCACTCCCACAGCCGCAACCTCCCCCTTGGACTGTCTCCACCAAACGCTTCCCCCGTCGAGGGCTGGTGCTTGTAGCCATTTGACTCCTCCCCAATCTGCTAGACGAAATGAATGATAGTGACCTGAAACTAAAATGTCACAATCGCCGATTGACTGGCGCCCGAGAGTTTGGTCAGCAATCCACCTGCGAAGTTTTGCTTCAGGACTTCCTGCGCTACGAGCAAGGTGTCCATGAGTAATTCCAATAATCTTTCCATTAACCTCAAGGGTAAGACTTAACTCCTCCGTTGGGATAGCAAAACGAATATGACCGTAGGCTTCAGGGTTGGCTTGGAAGATTTCAGCAACGGACTCAACTAGGGCTACATCATCATTATCATTAAGAGTAGTAAAGGCTTTTCCGTTCTTGCGGTTCTCACCATGGTTTCCACCAATTGCCGCGACGGTGATATTAGGGACAACCTTTGACCAGCGGATAAGAGCATCTCTTAGTAGACGACGAGCAATCTTTACTTGGTCTCTTCTATCAACTTCAACTGTAAAGGTTTGAATGTCATAGTGACCATCGCATCCTTCAACTAAATCACCTAGACATAAAACGGTGATTGAATCAATCGGGCGACCTATCTTTTTTAATTCTTTAATTCTAAACTCAACATCATCAACTGCTTGGAGCCATCTACCAACTAAACCTTTTAGACCATCACCATCTCGTTTACCTGTCTGCCAATCTGCGGCACATACGACAAGGCTTGCTCCACCTGTAATTGGTTTGCGCTCTCGGGGTTTGTGTTTCTTTATCTCCTCGATTAAGGCTTCAATATCGGCAACTTCTTGTTTGCCTTTTCGAACTACTTTGCCTTTCCATTGGCGATTAAGAACTCCTAAAGTATCGCCCCACACATTGAAAAGAACTGGTTCTACTACTTGAAAATGCTCGGGGTCTAATCCCCACATTCGAAGAACTCCTGACCAATCGGGCGCGTTGTCGCCCTCCATTGGTTGAGTAGTAACCATTCCTTCTTCGCCTTGCCAAGTTACCCCAGGCATCCACTCTGCTTGTCTTTGACGAGGTTCAGTTTTTTGAACTGAGTTCATCTCGCTAGTTTTAAGCAGATTATCTAAAGCGTCATCAAGACTCATTCGGACACTTACACCCGTCTCTACCTAGAAGCCTTCGTCGATGTCGTCTAAGAACATCGCTAGAAGAAACTTGAAGTCCGTAGGCTAACATAACCTCGCCAAGACGAGCAGAGTTTACTTTTTCATTACGCATAATTTCATTAAGTTTAGAACGCAAAGGTTCATCTAATTTTGCAACTAACCTGCCGATTGAACAACCAGCCTGTTCTCTATCAAAACCAACTAGAGCATCTAAATCTTTGAAAAAATTATCCTGATTTATTTTTGGATTTACAACGGGGACATCGGATACTCCACGGGCGCGTTGCGCTTTCGAAGAGGAGCCTGTCACATTTCCAGCATCGCTGGAACTCATCGGTTGTTGCATTTCTGCCATACGGGTCTACCACTCTCTCTTGCGGAGCCGTTGGCTCCTCGGTTACATTCTCACTAGGCATCGGAAATTCACCGAGATTAGTGGACGGTACTTCGGGTCTACTCCTAACAAGTTTACTGAACCCATTGGTTCAATACGCATAATATGCACCTCTGAGATGGTCTTTTCAAGCACCGACGCGAGCAACACGCGGATAGATTCTGCTTTATCTCTAGCAGTTGGATAATCTTCACGACCTGCTCGACAGATAATTTGAAGCATTGGGTAGTCAATTCTGATACCACCTGAACCCATAGTGAATGTAGGGGAACTTCCAGCGTTCTCATACACGGCTACGCAAGCATCAGGTGTTTCAGGGAGTGTGCCAAGAAAAATAGATGTACCAAGGGTGCCTTGACTGGCATGGGCGCCAAAAGCGCTCGCCGTGTTTTGTAGGTAGTCGCCTACTGATTCAAGAATAGTTGCCATTAGCCTCTATGCCCTTTCTCTATGATGTCGATAATTCTACTCTTTATGTTTTCTTGGATTGTAGACATTGCTTCCATGACTGGTTGTTCAAGGTATTTAGCCTGTGTTGGTGGATTGTGGAAATTGCCAATAATCTCATGGACATAGAGAGCATAGGAAGCGGCGGGACCACCATAGAAAATATCTACAAAATAACCTGTGTTTCCCATTTGTGGAGCAGAGACTCCGCCTGAGCCACGAAGAACTCCAGTATCTACTGGAACAAGAACTTGGGACTTCGCAAAAATAACATTGGCTTCCTCATAAATTGCTAAGGCTATCGCTTGAGGGGTATTTTCTTCTCCAGCCTTAAGAGCATTAACTAACTCTTGGTCGCCGAATAAGTCGAGTGTAAAAGACGACTTTGCCATGTCTACCGCCCGAATCTGATGACGGTGTGATGCGCTCCGTTTTCGTCTGCGATTTGGTCTACTGCATTGATTGAAAAGGTGTCCGCCCCGACAACCATTCTATGACCTACTGTAATTGTTGTAGCAGGTCCATTAGTTATGAATCTTCCAACATCAACAACTTCTATACCCTGAACATCTCTTGACTTTACGGTGTCATAAATCAAACGACCAGTTACGGTTGTACTTGTAGCAGAAAAAGTTGGTTTGTTATATTTATCAACTGAGGCTTTAGCGGTAAAAGCAACAGAGTCCGTCATAAACTCCGCTACTTTTGAGTAGATAGCATCCATTGGCTACCCCTATTCAACTATACGGCGGTCGTAGACATTGTTAGGGTTATCGTGAATTCCAGTATAGGCATCGGTGTTGTAGTCATCGACAATTCTATCGTTTGTAGATTTAAGTGCTTGAGCGTTTGCAAATGGACGAGGAGGAGTTTTACGCATACGGCGCTTAAGAAAATTATCAGCAAGGTCTTGATACTGTTTTGATTTTGCAGAATATGACTCAGAAACCGAAATATCTCCTACGCTTTTTGAGGTCGAATCTGCTAAACGATTAAAACGAGCGGCAAGAGTCTCACACGCCGCACGACAAATTTCATAGACATCTACCCACTCGGCAATTAAATAATCCAACTCAGCATCATTAAAAAGAGCATCCTCGGAATCAACATCGTTGATAAGAAACCGAACCTTGTTACGGGTTGAAGTAGACGGGTCGGTTGAATAAGTAAATGCCATTACATACCACCCAGTAATAATGAGGTAGTAACTACGGTATAAATAGTGGCTGAATTAGCAACTGAAGCATAAGTAGATGCCGCGGTAGCAGTAGTTAAATAGTCATTTAACTTAGTATCTACATCTGTTGCAAGATTTAATAAATCTGTGTGAACAGCAGGGTTATCACCCGCGGTTGGGTATCTCAACCCTTTGCTTGTTGTACCTGCCATTTTATGCTCCTATTACTCAGTAATTTCTAGCCAAGATAAAGTTTCTTCGTCCCAAGTATAACCTTTGTCATCTATTGGCATAGGAGTTGGGGCTTCCCATAAATAAGTTGCCTCGTCTTTAGTCCAAGATGGATATGGTTGAGGAGCGGCAAAGCCAGTCCCATCCCAACTGTATCCAATACCTGCATAATTCTTATGAAGTGCTACTCCACCATCACGACTATTTACTCCGCCTGATGTGTTGTAGGAGGTCTGAATCCACTCGCCACCTAGATTCGCCTGACACCATTCTTTAGAATCGGCAACAATAACTTGTGTCACAACCCCATCTTCTACTTTCGCATAATGAGCCATTATTATTCCTTTTCTTCTCCGTAGAGAGTTTGTGTATTGACTAATTTTACATCACGCTTTGTGACGATTCCACCTTTATCATCAAGTTGAGTTTTAGCAGTCGCTTCATTATCGGCGATTACATGAACCATCATGACAACTTCAAAACTGAAACATTGAGTTTTCTTTGTTTCTTTAATCTTAGTTACATTATCTTTAGCCATTTTTCCCTCTCGTTAGACGGCATATCTTACGATTACTATACCTGAACCACCATTAGAAAAAGTTCCAGTTCCAGTTCCGCCAGCGCCAACAGTTACAGCGTATGAAGTGGCTGAAGCAAATGATTGAGAAGTAGTGTATACAAGCCCACCAGCACCGCCACCACCGCCACCGTATGAATTTCCTCCGTTTGAACAACCACCAGCGCCGCCGCCAGTATTAGCAACACCATTGTCACCAGCACTACCACCACCGCGACCTGTTCCACCACCGCCTGAACCGCCTGAAGAAGTTGCTCCGCCGCTAGTTCCGCCGCCACCGCCACCTGCATAATATCCACTAACGCCAGTTCCAGTTGCAGAAGCCCAAGATGAATAAGTATTTAATCCTATTCCACCAGCACCACCAGCGCCACCTCCACCAGTACCGTTAGAACCTACTGCGCCAGCACCGCCGCCACCACCACCTGTGTCATTAGCGCTATTTCCACCAGCATTACCTTGCCCAGCAGTTCCAGCACCGCCAGTATAAGGACCACCACCAGCAGAGCCTGCTCCACTACCTGAACCACCAGCACGACCATTACTATTTACAGTATGGCTTCCACCACCAACTGCGGCGGTTAAAGATAATGCACCGCCAGTTATGTTTGAGTTACTTCCATTTGTATTAGTTCCGTCATAGGCAGTAGCACCACCGCCACCAGCAATTACAAGCGTATTTGCAGTTAAAGATTGTTTAGGAATGAATGTTCCACTAGATGTAAATGTGTGATACCAGTAAGTTCCATCATTAGTAATAGTTCCGCCGCTTGCTGGGGCTACGGAGTATCTAACAATAACAATACCTGAACCACCACTTCCTCCAGCGTTAGTACCTGAACCTCCAGCGCCACCTCCACCACCGCCAAGATTTACAGTTCCAGCGGTAGCCAATCTTGCAGAATTACCTGAACCACCTTGTCCGCCACCTCCTGTACCACCAGTAGGGGTATAGCCACCATTTCTTTCACCACCTCCACCACCACCAGCGTATACAGTTGAAGTTATAGCAAATGTTCTACCGTTTCCACCATTACCAGGTTGAGCAGTAGTAGGAGCAGATTGACCAACAGCACCAGCGCCACCTCCACCACCACTACCATTATTACTACCAGTATCACCAGAGCCACCATTGTTACCTTGTGATGGAGAAGTTGATGGAGTGTTGCCTGAGCCAGCAGTAAAATTACCCCCGCCTGCACCGCCACCACCTGAGCCACCGCTTTGTCCATTTTGAATACCTGTTCTACCGCCACCACCGCCACCTGCTGATGTAATGGTTGAAAATACTGAATCAGAACCATTTGTACTAGCACTACCACCAGCACCAACAGTTATTGTATAAGCCTGAGCGGTTAAGGATAATAGACTAGAATCCTCGCTTGTTCTATATCCACCTGCACCAGCACCACCGCCACCATTGCCATTAGCACTACCACCACCGCCACCACCTGCTACAACTAAGTAGTCAGCATAAAAGGCTTGAGTTGGAGTGAATGTACCTGATGAAGTAAATGTATGAGTAAAATAATAACCCCTAAAACTAATTGACCCACCAGTTGCTAAAGCAGAACCTGTATAGAAATCACCTGATGAAGTAAATGTATGTATTTGATATGTGTTTGCTCCACTACCTGAAGTAGTAATTGTTCCACCAATTGCAAGTGGACTTGAATATTTGTAACGGGCTATAACAATTCCTGAACCGCCAGCGCCAGCAGGAGAACTTGCACTACCACTCCAGTAACCGCCACCGCCACCACCGCCTAAATTAGCCGTTCCTGCTGTACCGCCACCTGTGCCAGTTGCACCAGCACCGCCACCACCATCACCACCTGCACCATTAAGAACAGATGAAGTTACTCGACCACCGCCACCACCGCCTGCGTAGGTAACAGATGAACCGCTTATGGATGTTGCTCTACCAGCACCACCTGCACCTGATTGACTACTGCTTGTAGCGGTTTGTCCAACCGCACTAGCACCGCCACCACCGCCAGCAGAATCTCCACCAGCATCATTACCACCTGCAAAACCTTGATTAGATGTACCGACTGCACCAGCAACTCCACCAAAACCGCCACCGCCTGAGCCACCAGTTGATGCTGATTGACTGGTGCCAGTTCCACTACCGCCTCCGCCACCAGTTGAAGTAATGGTTGAAAATACAGAGTTAGAACCTGCTGTTCCTCTGTTGCCACCTGTTCCACCAGCGCCACCTGCTCCAACAGTAACTGTGTATAAAGTATTCAATGCAAGATTTAATGGTGATTCAACTGTTCCTGGCGTGCCACCACTTGCTGTTACGGTAGAACGAAGTCCACCTGCTCCTCCACCGCCACCGCTAGATGCACCGCCTCCAGCGCCACCTGCAACAACTAAATAATCAACGGCAGACAAACCAGGCATAAATCCACCTAGCGCTCCAGTCAAAGTGATATTTCCAGTTGTCAAAGCAGAGACTTGAGACCCAGGAATTGCCGACCTAAGTTTGGATAAATTACCCATTGCCCTACCTTTCCTTTAATACTAGATAACTAGCGTGTCTGCTTCTTCTGCTGTTAGTGGTTCGCCAGCGATAAGTTTTGCCTTTGCGCTTGCTTTAAGTGTAGCAAGGGCTTCAGCCTGTGCCTCGCGCTCTGCTTGCTCTGCCTCAGCCGCAACTCTTGCTGTTTCCATATCAGCAATCTCTTGCGCTGTTAGAGGTAGTACCTCTGTTACTCCAGTCTCGCAGTTAACGATGACTTTTGTAGGTGTCTCTGACATTGTTTTTCTCCTTTGTTAAGCGTTGGATATTCCGTATAGATAAAATGATGAGCCTATTTCAAATGAACCTGCTGAAAAACTAAATACTAAACTTGTAATTGCAGTTGTTTGTGAATAAAGACTTGCCGTATTTGAAATATATGAGGCTGTTGCATTGTTTTCCCCAACACCAAAACTACCAATTGGTTTATTTTGTGAAACTGTATATGAAGGAATATAAAATTCAACATTACCAAAAGTGTCTGCGGTTTCGCTTGTGCTAGGGACAACATTATTAGCCCTAACATATTGCCCTGAACTATTACCAGTTGTGGCTGAGGTGCCATCCCCTTGCAAGTAAGTATTAGAACCATTTGATGTGCTTGCATTGACCGCTAAAAGCAAATCTTGTCTGCCTGCCGTAGATTTACGAACAGATGCTCTAACTACCAAATCCGTATAGGTAGCAGGTATTGCCGAGAAGGTAACAGATGCCGCCGTTGCTACTAAAGTTTGGCTTGATATAAGCGTATAAGTATTAGGCATTATGCCGCCTTAATGCCATACAAAGTAGCGGTTGTGCCAGTATTAAAATTGCTTGCAATATCTCCCGATATTACTAACGAAGTTATTGCGGCAGTATTTTGCCAAAGATTGACCTGTCTAGTTACATTTCCAGTACCATTGTAATCAACAGACCCAGTAGATAATGCGGTTTTGAAAGTAGAACCTGCATAAGAAAAAATATCCAAAGTCCAAAGACTAGGTGTTGATTTGAAACCAGTAGCGGCAATTAAGTTCCATTTGGTTTCTCCTGTTGCTCTACTTGAAGTTGCGGTAGTTCCATTTCCGTAAATTCTTGTTCTGCTATAACCAGTTGTAACTCCATTACATTCTACAAAAAGATTGTAGTCTGAAGCGCCATTCGCGATAGGAACAATAACCAAACGCAAATCAGTATAAGTAGCAGGAATAGAACTAAAGGTTATGGAAGTAGCAACACTACCCAAAGTAGTTGATTGTATTCTTTCGTATGTGGCTGGCATATTATTTGAGTCCGTAAAGGGCAAAAGTTGAACTTGCTGCCCAAGCATTTTGAGCAGCATAAATTGTTATTGAAGTTATTGCGCTAGTTGATAACCATACGCTAGAAGAAAGCCCTAAATAATAAATACCACCTGCGGCATTACCATCACCACCAGCAAACATCCTAACAGTTTTATTTTTGGTAGTTGAACTGTAATCGTGAAAATCAATAATAGATGCAGCAAAAACTGATGCAGTAGAACTACCGCCTAAACTGCTTGAGTCAACATTTAAGAATGATTGGCTTACGGAACCTACCGCACTTACGGTAGTTCCATTTCCATATAATCTATGAAAAGTATAATTACTGCCGCCATCTGCATTTAATCTTAAAGCATAACCAGTACTTCCTGTGCTTGTGCTTGTATCTCTAGCAATTGCTCTAAGTTGCAAATGTTTATAGGTAGAAGGTATTGAACTCAAAATTAACGATGCTTCACCACCAGCCGCAGTTACAGTAGCAATAGATTCAAAATCTTCAGGTGAGTCAAAAGGCTGTTTTGCACTAGGGGTCGATAACGAACCCGACAACAAGGTTGATACCTGTATTGACGGGTGCGCTTGTAAAAGTTTCTTTAGTGCGAGTTTCACTCACAAACTTCCTATCAGGTAGTTGCTACGCGGTTTACAAATCCATGAACCATGACAACATTTGTTGTTCCAGCGAAGGCTCGGACAACAAGAGAGTTACGAATAACTAAGTCAGGCACAACAAGAGTTAATCCTGTTTGTGCTGGGATAGACAAAATAATTAAGTCGTCAGGACTTGATACGCCACCATACTCAATAGTTAAGTTTACGGCTGAGGCTGATGAGTTATGAGCATAGAGAGTGACTACATCACAATCTGTTGCGCTAGATGTGGCTGTGTGAAGAAGAGTTCCAGCAGTTGCGGTTGCCGCAATCTTTATTCCACGACCATTTGTTGAACCCGATAACGGGATTCTTGATACTGTTGTTGCCATTTATTTCTCCTTATGCGAATACCTGCACCGCGAAGGCGAAGGCTTGGTCGTTGGCTGTTGTTCCTGCGGCTGGTGTTGCGTATGTTGGAACTCCACCTGCGACTGTAAGAACTTGTCCTGTTGTTCCCACCGTCAATTTAGATAGAGTGTTACTTGCGCTTGCGTAAAGAATATCGCCAGTTGTGTAAGTTGATTGCGCTGTTCCACCCTTAGTAGCAACAAGAGTTCCTGTTACATCTGTGTTATCTAGTCGAACTGTAAGAGTGTTTGATGCTCCTGAAATTGTTTTATTAGTAAGAGTATCGGTTGTTGCTTTACCGACTAAAGTGTCAGTAGCATCAGGAAGCGTAATCACTCGGTCAGCGGTTGGGTCTCCAGCGCTTAGAGTTGTTTCAAAAGCATCTGCGGTAGTTCCCTCAAATACAATAGATTGATTAAAAGCAATTTGTAACCCGCTTTGCTGACCAGTAAAGGTCGCATCACTAATTATTGGTGCAGTAAGAGTCTTATTGGTAAGTGTTGCTACTGCATCTGCGGGTACGCCAGCCTGAGCGTTGGTTAAAATTGCCATTACGAAATTTCACTTCCGTAGGCATTAAAGGAAATATCAGCACTTGATGCGTAAACAGTTACAACATCAGAGGCATCTATTGTTAGACCAAGTGTGAGTGAAATAAAAGAGTTTGCACCAATTGTCGCGTCATAGGCGATGTAGTGTTCTCCCGAAAGAGTGGCTCCATTAGGGCGGATAGCGATACGAAAAGTACCAGCCGTTGCCGCTTGATTACACACCGTCAAACTTGAGATGACAGTTAAGGTTGCTGATGGACAGGTATACAGCGTTGTCGCTGTGGTCGCTGATGGCTTGGATTGACCAAGCACTTTATATGTTGTTGCCATGCGTTATCCTCCGATGAGAAGCAATGGGTTTATTGTAGCGGATGCGTTATTTGTTGCTGTGGTAGCACTAGCCGATGCTGTTGAGGCATAGGCTTGAGCCGATGTTGTAAAAGATAGAATGTCTGTTCCATCTAATTCATAAGAAGCCGCGGCGAGAGCGGTATAGGTAGCAAAAGCCGTGTCTAAGGCTGTATAGGTAGCGTACTGAGATGGAATGTACCAATACTTACTTGAGGCAAGAATTTTATCTGTTGTTTGATTGATACGAGTATCTAAAGTATCAATGTTGGTTTCAAGAGTATTCCATGTGGTTTGGTCAATCAATTGAACATAGGTTGTATCTAAAGTTGGGGCGGGGCTAATGTCTGCTAAATCTAAAGACCCAGCGCTGGTATATGGAACGCTAATTGTGTATGAGCGACCTCCAGCAAAAGATTCTTCAACTGCGTAGGTAAAAGGATTAGGCACTACATCAGGGTCATTGGTTGCTGGCAAAGTGACAGAGAAAGACCCGTTTGTTAAAGGAACAACTACAACTGAAGGGGCAACCATTTGGTCATCTGTTCCATTACGCAAAACTTGAGAAGTGCTAAAGCGAATCTGCCCAGCAATTGCGTTTCCTTCATAATCAACATAAGTTCCAGTAATTTGAACTGTGGTTAAATTCGCTCCAAGTGCCATTAAGCACCAACTAAAAATAGTATGTCAAATTTTTGAGCAAGAGCGGACTCAGCCGTAGTCTTTGATGTTAGAGCCAAAGTTTGAGCGGTATTAAGAGCATTTGCATTTGTTGAGGCGCCATTTGTTGCATCTTCTAAATCAGTTAAAAGTACATTGTAGGTTGTTAAATCGGCTATTGGTACATACGGTTCAGCCATTTTAGACCCCCATAAATAGAAGAGATTTAACGGTAAATGATGCCAACTCATTAGCCGCGGTTGCGGTAGCGGTGGCGTAAACCTGTGCGTTGGCTTCGTAATCTTCTGCATCAACCACAATCACACGGATGCCCTCAGCGGTGGTGTAGCGAGTCAATAGAGCCTGATATTGGTCTGTTGATACATAAGCCGCGGCTGTCGTTGAATCAACGGCAGGTAGAAGGTCTGCAAGGTTTTGGGTGGTATTGGCAACTGATAAAGGCAAGGCAATTTGAAATTCACGCCCGCCTGTAAAGTTTTCTGTAATGTCATAAATAAATGGTTGTGGGGCAACATCTGTATCGCTTGTAACGGGTAAGGTAATGCTGAAGGAGCCAGTTGAATCTAAAGTTTTAACAATGTGAGTTGGCATAATAATAACATTTTGAGTCACTTCTTTTAATATTGTTTGTGGAGCAAATGTTAAAGAACCACGAACAGGGTTGCCAATTAAATCAACATAAGTTCCAACAACCGTGCAGGTTGATAAAGTTGTTGGCAACGCCATGGGTTAAACGCCTTGTCGAAGGACTGCTACTGACTGAGTTGTTGAGGCTACAACACCATAAAGGGCTTCATCTTGGTTTAGGTCAATACGAATATTTGAATTGATAGCAAGAATATAACCATAAGATGAGGTAGTTACTCCTGCGCCGCCTAGATAAACAGCCTGACCACCCGTGGGATTTTGAATAAAAATTGTAGAGCCATCTTTACCGCCACCTAAAGCGGCGACAGTTAAAAGTGTTGCGGTAGTTCCAACACTAACGATTCCATGGTTAATTGCCATTTGAACTCCTTATTAGAAAAGGGTGGCAACTCATCTCTGAATTGCCACCCCTATAATTATTTGGTGGCTTTTTCTTTAATTTTAACTTGAGGTGCGTCAGTTAAATAACGCTGTTCTACCAACTTATCAACATACTTCCAGCCTGAAACATCTACTATATCTCCGTAATTTAATTGCTTTCCGTCAGCAATCATTTTCTTGAGAACAAGTTTTTGCATTATGCTATACGGTAAATTGATACTGTTGTTGGAGCAGTCACAACTACTTGCCAACGAGATGCTTGTCCAGCAGTCGCGGCAGTTGTTGCAAGTCCTACGATTGTTACACCAGTTCCACCTGACAAAGTAGCAACATAGGCTGCTAAGTTGATATAACTGTATTGAACAGAAGTTCCTACAACGGAGCCAAGTGCAGAAATAATACTTGCCGCTGTTCCAGTTGTAATAGTTCTTGCTGTTGTCAGAGTTGAAGTTACAATTCCGCCTTGGATTGCCGCAATAGGTAATACCATTGAAGCGCCGTCAGCGATGTTTGTTACTGAATCAATCTGTTGCAATTGACCAGTTACAGTTAGTGAGCCGACAACTGCGTTGCCTCGCGTAATTCTATTAAACATATTTCTCCTTTTTTGGAGAGGGAGAGGGTTTTTAGTCCCCCTCCCTACTCAATTTAATTAAGCGACGATTGAATCCCAAAACCAACCAAGGTCAGAAGCGATGACTTTATTATCAAAAGCCATTTCTGCTTCAATTCGGTCTGCCTTAAGAGATTCCATACGGAACTGTGAGGTACCAATTGTTGCTCCAAGACCGCCTGATACACCTGTCCATGAGAAAGAGTATCCAGCAGAAGGAGTCAATAAGCCTGGAGTTGGGGCGACATGGCAAAGAAGTGCTTTCTTACCTGATGTAAATGAATACGCGGCAGTTGCACCTTCGTTGTTTGTAGCCTTAACAGCCTTTGAAATGATAACGCGTGGAATATCAAACATTGCGGCTAACATATCAGCAGTAACAGTCTGTGAAGATGTGTACTTGATACGGTCTACGATGTCAGGATGGTTCTTTAGCGTACGGAATACATCGTATCCCAATACCAAAGTGTTTGCTTCCATACCAGTTGTTGAAAGAATACCTGCTTTCGCATCTTCAATATCATCAATTGGGTCTGAAGCGGCGTAATCTGACCATTGCTTTACTTCGTTTGTTGAAGGAGTTCCTGCAACACCGTCGTAATCGTTACCCCAAATAGAACCAGCGAAGAAATCTGTGTTCCATTGAATTTCCTTGCGAAGTGCTAGACGACGAGTTACAAACTCTGTTGCCTCACGAAGAGGGTTTAGAGGTGCATCTGCGTTGTAAAGAGTTTGGTCATCTACATCCTTATGGAACGCAAATACATCTGCGCTATAAGAATCAGTTGAAAGACCGTAACCTCCACCAGCAGATTCAGTTCCACCAGCGCGGCGTTGAGCCTCATCGCGGAACCAATCGTTCTTGGTGTAGGTATAGAATTTATCGCTCTTCTTATCAACAGGGATTACTGGGAATACCTTGTCAGCGATAAAATTATCTTGGTTCTGTAAATAAGCAACCGAGATGTTTGTAAGAATTGCGTCCACATGGACGGAGTTAATTGATGGCTGTGGCATTTAGTTATCCCCCTTAAGCCGCACGGTGCGGATTCGCACAGTTGATTACGGCGGTGACAACATTTGCATCAGCCGCAGATTCGGTAATTAGTGTTCCAACGACATACTTGGTTGTATCTGTACCAGCAACTAAAGCAACTGCTTTACCTGCTGAAGATGTACCAATTTGTGCGCCTTCTGAAATTGCCGCACCAGCGACAATCTTTGTACCTCCGACAACAAGCACTTCTGCTTCCTGTCCTGAAGTTGGAGCATTTTGTAGTACGCCAATAGGAATATCAGTCGCGGCGGCGGCTGCAATAGCCTCACCTGATGAATTCAACTTGACGAATGTGTATTGCTTACTGGAAAGGTCGGCACCTGCAACGAGGGTGACCTTTACCGAGTAGTTAGAGATTTCGTATGCCATGTTTATTTAGCACCCTTCTCGGATAGGTATTGGCTGTAAAGGTCAGGGTTTTGTAACGCAACATCGGAAATGGCTTGAGCCATTGACTTTGATGCACCCTCATCAACGGCAGACTTAGCAAGCGTAGTCATACGCTCATAAGCATTACCTGATTTGAAGTCCGCAGATTTGCCGATTTCTGCAAAAATTGATGCTGATTCAGCCTGAGCATTAACTGAAGAAAGAATCTCTTCTACACTCTTTGCTAGTTCTGAATCTGTCTCAGACAAACGACGAAGCGCTGGTCCAACTTTTTCAGCATTAAGATTGAGATTAGCCCAACCCTTTGCTTTTTCAACTGATTGAGCATCAGCACGGGCTTCACGCTCTTTACGAAGTTCAGAGGTTGCCTCCTCTGCTTGCTTTTTCAAATCTGTAATCATTTTAACAACTGATTCGGGAGCGGACTTCATATAGTCCTCTTCCATTTTAGGTTTCATTGAGTCCTCGTTCATCGCCATCTCAACTTCCATTTCAGGCTTTTGGTCCTTTTCGGCGAGTTTGGCTTCGAGTTCAGCGATACGGGCTTGCGCCGTCGCTAGTTCTTCCTCAACGGTTTTTTCAACCTTAACTTCAGTTGCCTCGGTAGTTTTCATATCCTCCATGTTGGAGTCCTCCTTGGTCAGCGATTTGTCGAGAACCCTCTGAACTTCAGATTCGGATGCTGACTTCATAACGAGCCAACCTTCATGTAAGTGCGCTGGATGGTCTACGCCACTCGTTTCCTCAATGGCTAAATTCACCATTTTGCGGGTACGGGGTTTTGACATTTATGCTCCTAACAAACTAGAGGTGAGTCTTTTTTAGCATAGGGCTAATAAAACTAACCTCGGGTCTTGACAGATGAAGAATACCATAAGTGTAATTTGAGCCTATTTATTGGTTTGCTAGAACTCTTGTCTTGGTTAAGGCTTCTATTAAATTAGGTGAAACCCACATTGAAAAGGGGTTTTCGTTAGCCCAAAAACGAGCCAATCTAAAGTGGAAGTCAGTTTGGTCTATTTTTGTCCAAACAAAAAATGCTTGAGAATCATTCGGTAGGTTTACTTGAATTCCTGCATACCCAGGCGGGGTTGAAACTCGATAAGAAGAAATGCCCATAGATTTAAGAACTTGCATTGTGTCATCAATAACGGTTGGCATTACTTCTTCTTCCTTGGATAATCCATTGTATCCATCCATCTAGGGTCATCTGCATCTAATTCTTCAAACTCTTCTTCAGAATCATCTTTGTAGGGAACAAAATTTGGTTTAGGATTTTTAGGCTCTGATGAATCTTCACCTTCAGAATCATCGGCATTGCGCCAGTCGCCATGACTCGATTGGTCATGGTCGCCGTGCTTCTCAAGAATTACTTTTTTTTTAGTGTTGAAACCTTATGCCCAACTTTAGTATCAGTTGGTTTACCATCACGATATAAAACAATTAACGCGGCAGGGTCATCTTCTGAGCCTTCAATTTCAAATGATGAATCAGGAACATTGATTTTTCCTGAGCGTTCAATTCTTAAAACTTTACCTTCTGCCGTTCCACCTGATGCGTTCCATGAAACTCTATCTCCGACTGAAACATTTTTCTCAAATGCTAATAATTTACTTTCTATTGCTTTGTTAATCTCACCACCCATTAGGCGTATTGCCCGTTGAACTGTTGATTTTGCGTAACCACTAAGTCCTTTGAAACCAAACTTTCTGACATCTTCTTCAATCATCTTAAATTCATCTTCGTCCATACCAGCCAAAGGTCCTTTGCGAAGTTCCGCTAACATGCGTGAATCTTTTTTCATAAAGTCTCTACTTTCTTAGGTTTTTTCTTTGACGGAGGGATTATTGTATCAATAGGTTAGAGGTAACCTAGAAGGCTTAATAATTCTTCTTCTTCCTTATTTTTTTTGTGTCCCATGATAATAGAGGTTCTTGTCGTGCCACCTGAATCTCTTGGGGGTCCAGTAAAAGTTGGTTGGAAATTAGAAGCAACAATCTCTTCAAATATGCCGTCATAGGTTGCCGCTTTATCATAGATAACTGGGCTATCGTATAAAAGTATCACTCAGGTTGAATTTCTATATCTTCTGCTGTTGGTTGATAAACAGGCTCTGCAATACTTTCAATCTCTGTGCGATTAGTTTCTGCATACTCACCCTGACCGCAGATATTGCACTTAGTAACTACCTGAGCATCATCATTATTGCGAGTTTCTATATAATAATGAGAGCAACAGGTTGAACTGTATTCGTATTTGATAGCCATTAGAACTCC